ATCGCCAGCCCATGCACCCACGCGCTGTAGTCGAGACTGACTTGTGTGTTATCGCCGGGATGCTTTCGGATCTCCGCATCCCATGTCTCGTTGAACTTCGTGACCGTCGGCGAGGCCTCCCGCACGAGACAAGAACTCGTATGGAGTGGTATCTCTGTAAATCCTGCGGCTTGATAGGCCCTGAATTGCCGATCGATGTCAGTGAAGGACGACTGTCCGCAGGTAATCAGTTCTCGCCCTTCCTGGTAAGCGTTCTCCCGCCATTGATGCCGCTGGGCGGAAATGGCGTGGCCTTCGGCATCCCGTAGGAGTCGCGGCAGATTCGTGACTGTGAACGAGGCATCGATCCAGACCGTCTTCGTCGCTTCCGGAAACAGGTCGTGTGGAATACACCGCATGAACCAAGCCGAACGTCTCGGATCCTCGGAGTAATATTCAATCAATTCCCAGCCCTTTTGGTCTGGATAGGCATTCACATCATCGACAAAACAGACGCACCGATCCGCGCCGACTGGCGCTGGTTTCACGCTGTCGCTGCCGCCGAAGATGGTTGTATAGACGACGATCACAGGAACGCCTCAAGCGGCTGCTTCTCGAAACACTGCACCGAACTAATCGGCGACGTGTTCACAATCCGAATCCCCTTCCGCTTCGCGTCTTTCGCAATCGCCGGCAGCACCGACTTATGCCGTGCATGATGGTCAGCCGGAATATGCGGCATCGGGTGGAAGAACTCTCCGTTACACCACCGATCCCCCGTCATATCCATCCCGAGCAAGATGATCTCCGTCGCGCCGAAGTGATACGCGATGTTGATCGCCGACGTCCCGCAGTCATAGCCGCAGACGTGATCCAGCAGTTCTGATAGATGCTTGTGATCCTTCGTCCGGCAAATCCGTTTCACGGTCTCTGGGTAACTCGCCGGGACTTTGTTTCGCGCGATCACGTACTTGCCGGTGAACACCTTGAACAGATCCGGCACAATATCGACCGCTTTCTCGGCCGCCACGAACAGCACGTCGGCGTCAGGTCTCAACCGCACCGCTTCCTTGATCGCAATGATCCGGCCTTTCAACTTCGGAATGAGCGACCTTTGCGCGCGGATGCTCTCCCCATTGCAGAGAATGAAGCACCGCTCGCCCATCCACTCTGGTGGAATGGGCCATGGTGCAGGCGTCACATATTCCTTGACAGCCGTGCTCATTTCACTCCGAAGACGTAATGGCCCCACTTGCCATCGCGCCACTGCTTGATCACCGTGAATCCGAGTTCACAGATTGCATCGCGCAGATCGTCAGATGTCTGCCAATACAAACCCTCGTTGCTTTTGCCCCACTTCGCTTGCCAGTCCTCTACCGTCTGTCCGTCTCGATTCGACGCCATCACATAGAACCGACCACCAGGAACGAGCACGCGCTTCACGCCAGCCGCGAGCCGATCCAGATACAGGCAGTGATCGAGACTATTGCTGTAAACATTGGCGAACGATTGCGGCGAGAACTTCAGATCGTGCCAATCGCCTTGTAGCACCGTAGGTCCGACCGGATGCAGGTCAATGCCAATGGAGCCATTGAATCCTGCCTTCACTGCGCCGATAGATTCCGCGCCAGTGCGCGCACCAAGGCAGAGAATGGCCCCAGGCGTGAGATACTTCGCCGCCTTGCGAAACGTCCGCGCGAAGCCTTCGGTGTTCTTCTCGACGTGCGCCAAGAGATGCTCGCGACGGCCGCGCGCTTTCCCTCCCTGCTTGTAGACGTATTCGTCGTAGTTGGTAAACGGACGATGCGCGATCATGCCGCTTGCCTCATCACCTGATCGAAGAGATGCCGGTATTGCCGGGCAATCGCCTCCAACGTGTAGGCTTTCGCTGGCTCGATCGATTGCTTGGCAGTTGCTACACGGTTGTCGTAATCCAGCCAGAACTCCAGCGACCCATCGAGATACATCGGATCGTCCATGAACGTGCCGATGGGCGAGAGCTCGATACTGGCGGCACTCGGCTGCGTGAGAATCGGCCGACCAATCGCCATCGCGTTCGCGATCTTCACGCCGCTTTTCCAACGTCGGCAGATCGGGCCATCCCACTGCTCCCCACGAAAGGCCACCACAATGTCAGCCACACTCAGGTCAGGCGGATTGATGACAAACTCCAACCCTAAGGCATGGCATTCCGTCGCCAGTGCTTTGCCCCACGATCCGAGATACTTTTTCGTGCCTTCGTAGGCCACGACACGCGCCCATTTCGGCACGGATGCCGGCTTCAATCCGGGCCGGCTGTGATGCGGGATACAGACCCCTCCGAGTTCATCGGCCATGTCCTTTGTCGCCGCAATCAGCGTCACATCCGGCAACTGCTCCTGCTGTTGTTGCACTTTGCGGATGATGTCTAGAATGGGCGTCTGGTTCTCTTCTGGCTGCTTCCACCAATCGAGCACATCCCAGATCAACCGCGCACCTGATGCCTTCGCCTCTGCGCCATACTGTTCCGAGGCGTGCTTAACGAGGACCACGACATCGGCCCACTCCCAATCGTTGGCGTTGGGCTTCGAGGACACGCGCGCCCCGAGCGCACGGCCGATCTGTTTCCCTCGAATCTCCCACGATCCGCCCGAGCCAGTTCCGACGAAGAGGACGTTCATGCGGGCACCCGATCGACGGCTTTGTCTTCGTCCGTCACGATGGGCGGTTCGCCCTTCCGAAACTTTCGGAGGAACATTGCGAGATGACCGAGGTCGATCGCATGAATCCCTTTCGCGCACAGGTCCACGGCCAGCAATGTGGCTGTAGGACCAAGCCCAATTAGCACCCGCTTCGGTCGCACGCTCAGGATGCGATCGAGAATCGAGTCATACTCACTAAACGCAGAATTGCGAGGACACAGGATCTCCGTCACCGTTCGCGCGCCGTTCAGATCTGCCGTTGTCAGAGACTTCCCACTGCCCCGCACCACGCACACGTCTCGCCCTTGCCAGAGCGATTCCACCTTCGCCCAATACTCCGCGGTGTTGATCCACGGGGCTGAATCCGGACGGGTAATAAACGAACTGACATACTCCCGAGGAGCGAGTAACGATTTGAACTCCAGATAGCGCGTCCAGTGGCGGATCTTGTCGTCGTCGGTATGGCGCGCGATGACGTCTCGGATGTTCGGAATGCCTACCAAGCAGTCACCTGAGTCGTGCAGAATGGCCGCGAGGCGATCGGTCAATCGCTGATCAGGGTTCTGGCTTTTGATGCCAGCCAGATGATCGGCCATCTTGAACTCGCCGTCGCCGTAGCGAGCGATGCTCCGACCCGACACAATCAGCTCCAGCGTCTTATCTTCAGAGAGAACCTTCGGATATGATTTCACGCTCATGCGGCCACCGCCGAGAGCACATGGTCAATCGTCGCCATCTGGAAACAGTGCAAAGCTGTTTGCCGCGTGCAGTTGATGATCTCGATATTCAATTTCGACAACGGCTTCACGAGTGTCGGGAACCCTTTCAGGAATTCCGCGAAAGGAAGATTTCTGTGTAGATCATCCGGATGATTTCCAAACCAGTGCAGCCTGCCGTTGGTCCGCTGCATGTCATAGCCAAGCAGCAGAATCCGCGAGGCCCCGAGATGCACGGCGAGATTGATGGCCTGATACCCGGAGTTCGCGCCGTGTTCCCCGCCCGTCCGTAATCCACTCGGATCGGTCTCGAGTCCGAGATGGCCCATGTTATTCAGGACCGTCACATCAGACGGCCACGGCCATTTCAACCAGCTCGGTTCCGTGATGGCAAACTTCAACCCACCGAACGCCGGGACGCCCTGATGGAATCGCCACCAATCTTTATCAGCGGCATAGAGCACATCAGCGAAGGGCGCCTTCCGATACGAATCGTTGATGGCAATGACGCGCGCACGGCCACGGACGGCGTTCACATCGGCGTCCGTCAGGCTCGGCCCGCTGGCGATGCAGACGATCGTCTCGCCGGGAAAGATCTTGGGCACGCTCACCGCTGATTCCAGTCCTTCCCATCTTTCCCGTCCCGGCCATGCTTGCCGTCTTTTCCATCGCGTCCGCGCTTGATCGCGAGACGCCAATCTTTGGAAGTCTCTGGCTTCGCCGTGGTTTCAGATTGGGCGATGAAGACGGAGCCGCCCCATGTCACGGAGTCACCACGCAGGTAGGTGACGCCTTCAGTCCAGATGCCGTGATACGCCCCACCGATCACGAAGCTCTTGACGTCTTCGCCGCGACTGAATTTGAGAATGGGTCGACCGATCGGATCGAAATCGATCGCGAGTTCATCGAACCCGAGACCGTCTTTCCCATTCAACCCATCTCTGCCGTCGAGCCCGTTGGCGCCCTTCTCCCCGTCTCGGCCCGGCACGCCTGGTAATCCATCGCGCCCCCGTTTGCCTTCTGGGCCTTCTTTGCCGTCGATCCCGTCCCGACCATCTTTGCCGGCCAGACCATCGGCACCGTCTTTGCCATTCGCCGGAGGATGGGCCGTGAGATGGAACTCAACGGCCTTCTGTAAGAGGTCAGGAGACGCGCTCAGCGCCTGCAGGATGAGTTCTGGCGTGACGGGCTCTGCATCCTTCCCGTCTTTCCCGTTGAGCCCAGGAGTGCCGTCCTTGCCATTCAGGCCGTCATTCCCGTTGAGACCGTCAGATCCGTTCTTGCCGTCTATGCCATCACGGCCGTCTTTGCCGTTGACGCCATCCGCACCCTTCTGACCTTCCGGGCCATCGCGGCCGTCTTGCCCGGCATCGCCCCGCTCGCCGCGGTCACCCTTCTCGCCTTTCTCGGGTTGCCGTGCCTCAACGATCGTCAGCCGTGCGAGCACGGGGGCCATCGCCGCTTTGACTGATGACGCGACCACTTCCGCGATGATGCCGACGTCTTCAGGCTGCAAGCAGGGCCTCGATTCGTTGGTTCAATGCAAAGACGGCTTTCTCGCGTGGCATCGCCTTGGGAGGCGCGTCGGTCGGCGTCTCTCCATCAGCCTGTGGCGGCTTCGCGGTATCCTGAGCCGTGAATGTCTGCCGGACGGACTGGAAGGGATCCTCGGAGGCATCACGCTTGGCGAGCGCTTCAATGCTGTATTCCTGCTGCTGCAAGTACACGGTATCCCCGCCCGTGAGCGGTGGGAGGTTGAATTCTTTCCGCCCTTCGTTCGGTGTCATGACGCCGCCCTTGACACCCGTCGTGATCTTGGTCATCTGCGTGACCGAATCCATCCGCAGGAGATTCGCCACGTCGAATTGCACGCGGTAGTCTTCTGCGATCTCCAAGCCTTCTTTCAGCAGGAGCTCAATCGATTCGATCAGGATCTGCAGGCACTGGTTGTAGTACTGCTGATATTTGGATTCGCCGTTGTTGTAGTTCGGTTCTGGGCCATAGCCCACCAACCACGCTGGGACGTGATACGCCGCGCACACTTCCAAGGCCGCGTCTTTCAACTGCTCGGAGAGTTGGGCATCTCGCGCGGTCATCGTCAACGGTTCAAACTTCAGCCCGTCCCCAAGCGCCGCAATCTTCCCCGCGTTCTCTGGCCCGGAGTAATTCGCGTTCCAATAGTCCTCGAGGCGTTTCGCCGTTTCCGGACTGATCGTCTGCGGCGCCACGAGAATGCCGTCCAGATTCGCACGGTTGTTAAAGAAGGCTGAGGAGTTCTGGCGGATCTTCAGCCCGAGCGACGCGGCCAACCCGGAGGCATAGAGTGGCGGCAACCCACAGAGTGGGTGATACAACGCCGCGTAAATGTCGTGAATGATTTCACTGGCCGGCGCGACGACTGGCATCGACACACCCGACAACAAATCCTGCCCGAGCTGGTAATACACTGCGCCGTCAGGCGTGATCAGTGTCCGGACCTTCGTCGGATTCAGCGGATACAAGTATCGGACGTTGCCGTTGGACGTCCCATCGAGCGCGATCCCGCCGCGCGCATTCCGTTCTTTCAGAATGTAGGTGTTGCCGTACGTGAGTTTCGAATATAGCCACGACTGAAAGAATTGAATCCGGTTCTGGTAGTCATTCGGCTTCCGCAAGACTGGGGTATAGACCCGATCCGTCACGTCAGTCCAAATGTCATCGCTTGTCTGCTGTTGGAGGTCTACACACAGTTTCGCGATGTCATTGGCAATCAACGTGACGCAGGCCCACACCGGCCCGGACGACACGACATCTGCCGCGACCATCGATTGTCCGCGCTGCCACGCCCCCGAGATCGGTTCACGCACGACCGGCAGCCATCCGCCCGTTCCGAACGCAGAGAGATCCGTCGTGCCGACCGCGCTCTTGCGACGGGTAATCTGCAGACCGAAGGGGAGTTTCATCGGGCCGTGAGTTCTCGGGTCTGGTAGGTCTGTTGGAGGGTGGGACCGACAAGGCCGTAGCGTTGGTACATCGTTGCGTCGATCAGATCCATCGACACCACATCACCACGGCGCACATCGACGCCACGATAGGGGAACGCTTTCAACGCCGTCACCGTGACATCCATACATTCCCCTGATACACGACGACGGGAACGAGCCCATACGGCCCGCTCCCGTCTCGCGATGTGCTGCTATGCCCGATCCGAGAACTACGTATTACGCGGCGAACCTACCGCACCCCAGTTGACGTCCTGCATCCAGGTCACTGCCGTGGTGCGCAGCTTCGTCCAGTTGATGAACCGTTCCGTGAGAATCGCGACGCTATTGGTCTGGAACATCGAGACCAGGGACGTCGCGGTCGGCGTCACGCTGTCCACGGTCGCCGCATCATCCATCTGCAGCGACGCTTCGGTGGAGACCGACACATCCACGACGCCGTCATCCGCCAGGCCGATGTCGTTGGCGCTGACGCAGATCACCATGTTGCCGTAGCTGGCGAGCGAGCCCGCATACTGCGATGCGATGACCGGAATACCCGAGAGCGATCCGCCCTGCACGCTGATAT